TGTAAGACCTTCTCTTTTAAACATTATAAGAGGAACCTGAATTTTGGGGAGATGAAGAAAGATGCTAATAATCCTAACTTATATTATACTTTTCAAGAAAAATACACTAAAAGAAACCAATACGATAACTTTACAGTCCTTCAAAATAGAATACCACAAAAAGAAATGCATGCTGTAGTTATGCCTGATTTTGTAAAAATTAACTACACTTGCACTATATGGACAGATTATGTAGCTCAAAATAACGACATAGTAGAGGCAATCAACTATGCTTCAGACTCATATTGGGGAGATGAAGAAAGATTTAAATTTATGGCTAAAATAGACAGCTATAATAATACAACAGAAATAGCACAAGGAAATAATAGAGTAGTACAAACAAAATTTGGTTTAGAACTGCAGGGATATTTAATATCTCAAAATATTCAGAAAGAACTCAACAAAGAAACACAAAAATTCTTTACTAAATCTACAATAGTATTTAATAATGAAATATCTGTTTCCCCCACAGGAACCTCTTTAACAAGGGATGAAATAAGAAACGCTAATAATTAATGGCAACACCAATTAAATGGGAGGATGCCAATTTTACATGGGATAAAGCACCTACCACAGGTGTCCCCTATACTTGGGATAATGTACAATTAGTTGAAGAAGCAATTGAGGAAATACGACAAGGTGCTTCAATGGATGAAGTATTCTATGGCGAACCTGATAAGAAAAAACGCCTTGTTAAACTTATATGTAAAATACAAGGTAAGACTATAAAACAGTCAAAAGAAATCAACGATTATAAAATTAAAGTTTCTGACATTCGCCTATTAGCAAAAGAAATACTAAATATTGAGGTACTAACAGAAAATATTAAGTTCTAACAATAACCATATATTTATAACAAAATACACTATGTACAAATTATTTACTGACAAATCCGAATTATTTGAATGCGACATCAAATTAGAGGGTGCCAGTCTAAATAAGTCTAAGGCTAGACTAGTCGTGGAGACAAACGATTACTCTCTTATGTTCGACGGTAGCATTAACTCATCAGGTAAATGCGAAATACCCATTAGAAAACTCAAGGGACTCATAGATGAATCGGCGTCAGGCAATATAAGACTTGAAGTAATCGCTGAAGATACATATTTCACCCCGTGGGAAAGTGACTTTGAGGTAGCTGCAAGTAAGAAAGTAACTGTTGAGGTAAAATCACAAACTCGCAAACCAATTACCGAAACAAAAGTCAAAGTTAATGTTAAAGAAAAAGCAATCACATTAACTGAAAGAGACCACGTAATTAACTTATTTAAACTTCTTATAAAAGAAGACATCAATATAGACAACATTTCAATTAAACGAAATAAACTCAATAATATAGTTGGAACCTACTTAAAAGACAAAGAAATCAACAATCCAAACAAAATTATTGGTGGTGTTATCACAGCGCTTTCAAAGAAAAAATAATGGTTATAAATGGGATTACCAAATTTAAGCGGAAGTAATATTCAAGACACCTATCAAAGGGTGTTACATACAGATGGAAATCTTGTTCATGATGGGACAGGTAGTGCTCTTCCAATTTCTTTTATATCTGGGAACCTAAATACTCCGAATGGTACTTTAATTTTAGGACCTTCGCATGGTTTTATAAAAGCTTATGGAGGAGATGAGAGCTGGCTATCAATATCAGGACCTAGCCCCTCCTCACGTATAACAAGTGTTAATACTCAATTAAAGCTACCAGATGATAAGGGAATCTCCTTTGGTGCCGACGCACATTTTAGGATTGAGAGTGAAGAAGATCCGGATAAACTTATCTTTAAAACATGGGACCATGGGGATTTCTCCACGGTTACAAGGTTAGAGATGGACAAACTTGGAAACATTACATCTTCAGCTAATATAAGCTCAAGTGGTGATATTTATGGAAATACAGTACATGTTGGGGATAGCATAACAGCATCAGGTGATATAAGTGCAGGTGGAAATATTTATGCAAGTAGAGTACATATTGGAACTAGCGGAGGTAATGGTTTAGAATTTCTAGGTGATAATAATAGAATATATTATGATAGTTCTAATATAAATATTGCGATAGATGATGATGATATACTAACCGCAAAAGCTACAGGAATAAATGTAACAGGTCATATAACAGCATCAGGTAATATAAAGGCAAGTGGTGATGTAATAGTAAGTGGATCTATTAGATCATTATCAAATCCTGATGAGACGTTCATTCAGTTTGGTGCTTCAGATGGAGATCTCAACATCGTTAACTCTGGTGGAAGGATTACTTTAGAGGCCCAAGGGGGAATAGAACTTGGAAGCCCTGGAACAACAACAGTAGCATCCGGAAGCTTAACAGTATTAGGAACCCTAGACGCAGGCGATGTTTTTACATCGGAACTTACTAATGGTAGTCTTACATATTGCACAGTTGGCCAAGAAATTCATTTTGGTGCAATTACTGGATCGGGGGGACCTACTCCCTTAAAATTATTTGCAAATGAGGTAGCTTCCCTTGTAATAGGAGTTGATGGTAATATAACAACAATAGGAAATATCACAGCTGATGGCACTATTACAGGTTTAGATATATTAAGCAAAAATAACCCATCATCAGGACTTAAATTTAATTCTGGATCTACAGATGTACTTCATAATTTAGTTGTTACGGGTTCTATAACAGCATCAGGCAATATAAGCTCAAGTGGCACAATAACAGCAGCATCCTTTGTAGGAAACATGGATGGGGGATCTTTTTAAATATTTATAAAAAATGGCAAGTACAATACAAATAAAAAGAGGAACAGGATCAGCAGTCCCCTCAGGATTAGCTGATGGAGAATTGGCAATCAACCTCGACAGTGGTAAATTATATTTCGGCTCTGGCTCTACCAGCGTAGATAATTTTACTTTTGGAGAACTTACAGCTGAAAAATACATAGTTTCTTCTTCGGTTTTATATGTTACAACTTCATTTAGCTCAGGATCAACACAATTTGGAAACTCAGCTGATGACAGCCATACTTTTACAGGAGATGTAACAGCCTCAGGTAATATAAGTGCAAGTGGAACAATAACAGCAGAACATTTTTATTCTATTGATGATATAGTAGCTGACGGAGATATAAGTGCAAGTGGCACTATAACAGCAAATTCATTTACAGGTAATGGTTTATCAATAGATGGACCATCAAATTCCCATGTCGAAGTAGGTGAATATCCAGTTGGGTTTGATACTTTAGGATTAAATACCCTTTACATAACAGGCTCAGGTCTTATTATTTCTGGAGCTATGGCTGATACAAATCACCATAATATGTTAAAAATTGGCGATGTAGAGTTATTAGATCTTAACACTGCAGTTACAAAAAATCAATTTCTTATTCATAATGTTAAGTCTTTCGCAATAACAAGTGGTAGTGACGTGGGAAGTATTGTAGCTGGCACAGGAAATACTTTATTTAAACATGATGGAGCTAGCTTTTTCATATGCAAAGGTGGAGAAACTACAGCTGATGCAACTATAAAATCTTCAGGCACTACAACAACCATAAAAGATACAAACATCACACTTGATAGTGATAATGGGGTTTTCTTTAGAGCCCCTAACGTAACAAGTGGTATTACACATTTCCAGGTATATTCTGCAAACCCAAACACAACCACCCAACAAGGAGAGTCTCTTGCAACAAGTAATGTAGCAGATATAATAGGTGTTGTGAAAAATTCATCTACTAGTTCATTTGCTGTAACTTCAAGTAATGTATTGTTTGGTAACATAACAGCCTCAGGTAATATAAGTTCAAGTGCTAACCTATATGCAGCAGACTATTTTGACGATGGAGCAAACATAAACACAATTTATTCTCCTATAGCGAGTCCAACATTTACAGGTACAGTTGCAATACCAAACATAGCAAATGTTGAAACAGCAATAACTGCTAACACTGCTAAAGCAACAAACGTAAGTACAAACTTAACCGCAACAACACACGCATCTCAAATCACAATAAACTCCTCAGATGGAGATAATGTAGTAATTGCAGAAGCATCTGATTCAATTGCAGGCGTAATGTCGGTTGCACATCACGACAAGCTAGATGGAATAGAAGCGAGTGCTACTGCTGATCAAACCCAAGCCGATATTAATGGATTAGCTATAACCACAGTAGGTGCTTTAGGATCAGGAACAATAGCTTCTGGCTTTGGTAATATCGATAATGGTACAAACACTATAAACACAGGAGAAATCACAGCTACTAGTATAAAGCATTCTATTAGTGGTAATAACGCCGGAGACTACGGGCCAGGTGCTGAAATACTATATGGTATTAGTTCCGATAGCGTTACAGCTGGCGCTATATATACTTTACGATCTGGAACCTGGACATTAATCGACGCAAACACTGATAACCGTGTTGATCGCTTATGTGCTGTTGCAACTATCGCCGCGGGCAATGGAGACTCTTCAGATGGTATGTTAATTCGAGGATGTGTTACTTTAGCATCTGCGTTTACCGCCGGAACTGATGTAGAAGGTGTCCAAGTATATGCGTCTGAAACCGGCGGCCAAGCTACTATAACAGCCCCCTCAGATTCTGGCGATCTAGTTAGAATTTTAGGATATTCTTTAAATGTGAGTTCTAAAAAAATGTTTTTTAATCCTGATAGTACATTCTTGGAGATTGCGTAATGACATATATAGATAAAACATTGACTTTCGAATCTGATAAGATTTATTACACCGAAGAAAGTGTAAAGTTTGAAGTAATGATGAATTGGGAAGATTCTCTAATGTCAGCTTCTGCTGCTTATGTTTGTAAGGGAGGTGGAGATATTTTAGAAATAGGATTTGGGATGGGTATTTCAGCAGGATATATGCATTCTCACTCAATTTCTTCTCATACTATTATTGAAAATCACCCAGAAGTAATTCCAAAAGCTCAGGCTTGGGCAAGTGGAAAATCTAACGTAACAATAATAACAGGAAGTTGGTATGATGTAAAAGACTCCCTATCAACATATGATGGAGTATTCTATGATACTTTTGGTGATGATGATATGATACACTTTTCTTCTTCATTATCATCTTTAGTAAAAGAAGGAGGAGTAGCTACTTGGTGGAATAACCTAGAGGAAGAAAATAACTTCTATAACATACCTAATGTCACCTACCAACAATATTCTGTTGACCCACCTACAAATATGTATTTTAATAACAAAACTTATTATCTACCTAAATGGCAACAATAAACGCATCTAAAGCAGGATATATTATAGGTCAATCTTCTCCAACTTTTGCAACTTCAAGACAAAATGGTAGTAGTGTAATATCAGCTCCTACAAACGACCAAGCTGCCCTTCAATATACAGCAACTTCTGGTCGTGGTTCTCTTACTCATGCTATGAGAAGAACATTCCTTTATTTTGACACTAGTGGACTAACTGGAACAATATCAAATACTTCACTTAATATTGTAGGAGCTGGATTAGACACAGCTGATGTTATTGTTTTAAAAAGTACGGCTTTTGGTGGAGATGGGGGCACAACATTAGCAACTTCAGATTTCTTTTCTACAATAGATTTTAGTACAGCATATAGTAGTGAATATGCTTCATGGGATGCTTCAGGTACTAATGACATAGACCTCAATTCAACTGCAAATACAGACATACAAAATAATAATGCTTTTATTTGTGCTATAGTTGAACATGATAAAGACTATAGCAATACAGCAGCAACCTCAGCAACATCTAGAAAAGCAGGTATAGGATTTGGAACTACAATTACTCTCACTTATACAGAGGCATCATCAGGATATGCAAATGATGTAATAGGCGTTGCGACAGCAAACATAGGTGAAGTGTTAGGTGTAGCAACAGCAAACATTGGAAAAGTAATTGGGGTCTAATAGAATAAGTTAATGGCCAATATAAAAAATAAATATTCATCCCCTTTATCAACGGAGTTTACTCCTAAGGATCTCGTTGTAGACATTAAGAATGGTCATTTATATTATAAGTCAAATTTAGGAGTACATAAATTAATAGGAGATAATTCAAGCACAGGCACAGAAGCAGGAGTATGGCAGAGTGGAGTCTCTGATACACTTTATTATACGGCTGGTAATGTTGGTATAGGAACTACAACGCCATCATATGATTTAGATGTAGAGGGAGACATAAAGGGAATTATGCTTACATCTTCAGGATCAAGTACTGATGAAGGTGGCCATTTAACATTACTTCCCCCTTTAGGAGGTGGTTATATATGGAATGTAGATAATTATCAAGAAAATTTTAGATTATTTACGGAGGGTACAGAGACTGTAGTAAGAATGCAAATTTCTTCTTCAGGTTATGTTGGTATGGGGACAACATCCCCTGATCAACTTTTACATATTAACAATGGAAGTAGCCCCCAAATTTTAATAGAAAAAAGCGTAACCGGATTTGTCAGACTTGGTGTTTCAGAAACTGCCGGTGTTATGTGCTTAGGTTGGGACGATGGAGATGATATACGTTTTGGATTATATGATTCTCCAACAGACACTACGCTTGATACAAAAATGACAATTAAGTCTAATGGTAGGGTAGGAATAGGAGTAGACCCATCACTAATGTTAGATGTTGAGGAAGATAGAGATGGTACCTTTATTGCTAGAATAAAAAACTCAGATACATCTAATGATGCTCATGTTTTAATCTTACAAACGGGCGAAAGTACAGTCTCAGCAGGAAATCACTTTATAGCTTTTAGAAACGGTGATGGGACAAATATAGGTGCCATTAAGGGTGATGGTGCTGGTGGTGTAAGCTTTGATGAAGGCTCCGATATCCGACTAAAAAAAGAAATCTCCCCTACAAAATATGGTATAGGAAATTTAATGGGAATAGAAATAGTAGAATATAAATATAAGGATAGCAACAAATTTAGGACAGGAATAATAGCTCAACAAGCAATAGACCACTACCCCCCCGCAGTTAAAGATTATGAGAAATACAATATAGAAAAGGGATTAACACCAGAAGACAAAGAATACCAATATATGACGGTAGCTTATCAAAAATACATTCCTCTACTAATGAAATCTTTACAAGACTCATACACCCAAATAACAGAATTAGAAAAAAGGATCAAAAAATTAGAAAATGGCTAATTTAAAAAACATTAATATAATAAGTGGTTCAAACTTTATAACAGGATCAGATGGAGCAGTCACCTCATCTATAATAATGGCTAGATGGGAATTAGACCCCGCTGATGGAAAAAGCGTTCAATTTAGAATACCATCGGAATCCTTTGGAGGATCAGAAGATCGCATACCATTCTATGTGTCTGCATCGGGAAAAATAGGAATAGGCACTAATAACCCAGAAACAGAAATAGAATTAAAAACAACATCCTCAGCTTTAAATTCTCAAAAATTTGGACCCACAAAAATATCAGGATCTTTAAATGTTGTAGGAGATATTATCTCCGGAGACATAAATGGCGGTTCTTTCTAATTTTATATATGTATATCCAACACCTAAATTAAAGTTATGGCAATAGAAAAAAAAATACCTTCACCCTCTGAAATCACAGGCGAAGCAAAAAAATTTACCCCTGAAGAAGTTCAAGAACTACAAACTCTTCAAACACAAATATCTCAACTTACCCTTTCGTTTGGCCAATTAAGCTTAAGCAAAATCAAATTGGAAGAACAGGAATCCTTCTTAAAATCCCAATTAAAAATGTTGGAAGAAAAAGAAACCAACCTTGCAAAAACATTATCAGACAAATATGGTAAAGGTAGCTTAGACATTGAAACAGGCGAATTTACTCCAGTAGAGTAACACAATAATATTTTATTTGTATGTGTGGCGATTAGGTTTTAAACTTAATCGCTCACTCTGGTTTGGTTTGAGCTTTCTCTCATATTTATACGGGAACAACTAAGACACAAAACTACCCTAATAATATTATAAGATGGCAGAACAAATAATCTCACCAGGTGTATTTACCAGAGAAAACGATCAATCATTCCTCCCCCAAGGAGTTGGAGCAATTGGAGCAGCAATAGTTGGACCTACAGTAAAAGGACCAGCATTTGTACCTACAGTAGTAAAAAACTTCGCTGAATATGAAAGAAAATTCGGAACACTTAGCTCAGACACATTTGTACCACAAACAGTTAGAGAATATCTTAAAAGTGCAGGATCAGTAACAGTATGTAGAGTATTAGCTGGTGGTGGTTATACATTTACTGATGGAACAAACGAATTTATTACATTAATAGCAACAGGCTCAACAGCAGCCGATAAAGTATTGTTAGGAGTAATTTTCCCTTCTAAAGACACAGACGCAACTCCCGACTTAAAAGATTCAACTTTATCTGGAAATGATATTAATGGTAATTTTAGTTTAACTTTAAGTGGGTCAACTAACACAGGAACCCAATTTTCTGCTTCTATTAATCCAGCCAATTCAAATTATATATTTAAGCAATTAGGTGATTCACCAGATAATAGTAAATCAGGAGTAGTAACATACGATGGAACTCCTGGATACACATACATTAATTTCCAAAATCTACAAACAAGTATACTAGGAACTGGTACTTTAGCAGGGTATGGTACACTAGGTTCTGGCTCATTTTTAGAAATTAATTCACAGTCAGTTACTACAATATTTAATGGTAATTTAGGACAAACAGAAGGATACTCATATGCTTCTACACCTTTTATTACCTCACAATTCTTAGACGCTAATAAAACAACAAAAGAATTATTTAAATTCCATAGTTTAGGACACGGTACAGCATGTAATACTGATTATAAAATTTCTATTGCTAATTTAAAAGAACCAAGCAATATAGATAATGAAGAACAATATTCAACATTCTCAGTAATTATTAGAAAATATGGTGATAAAGATAAATCACCATCAATTGTAGAACAATTTAATGGTTGTACTTTAGATCCAGATTCACCAAATTATATTTCAAGAGTAATTGGCGACAGATACCCTGAATATAACGAAACATTAGACAAAGTAGAATTGTTAGGTAACTTCTCAAACATTTCAGATTATGTTAGAGTAGAAGTAACAGACGCCGTTGGTTCAAAAGCAACTTCTCCTAAATTATCACCAAAAGGATTTGGAGCAGTAAGTAATCCAATTTCAACAGCTTCCTTAGCTATTCTATGTACTTTCCCATCAGCTTCATATGAAGGAACACAAACAGTTAATTCAAATTATAGTACTAAAGCATACTTAGGTTGGAAATTTGATGATAAAGCATTAGATAATTCGAACTTTATTAAGCCTCTACCTTCTTCAACAGAAGGAAACGTATCAGGCAAATTTAATGTTGAAAATTACTCAGGACATGCAAGTTCATCATTATGGTCAGGCTCATTAAGTGCCTCAATAGACACAACAGGAGCAAATGGCCCAACAGCTAACCAACTTAAATTTACAGTTCCCTTCCAAGGAGGTGAGGATGGTGTTGCACCTTACACAATTAAGTTTAAAGGAAACGAAAGTGATTTAGCAACTTCCTATGAAAATGGAACTAACCTATATGGTTTTGATTTAACAAATGGAGCAGCAGGCCACACAGGGTATAAAAAAGCATTAGACATTCTTTCAAACCAAGATGAGTATGACATTAACATGCTAGCTTTACCTGGAGTCATAAAACAAAGACACTCAGCAGTAACTACGGCAGCAACGGACATGGTGGAAACACGTGGTGATGCATTTTACATAATGGATTTAGCCCAATATGACCAATCAGTTAACCAAGCAGTTAATGCAGCAGATGGTTTAGACACCAATTATGCAGCCGTTTATTACCCATGGATTAAAGTACTTGACACAGCAGCTAATAAGCCTGTATTAGTACCACCTTCAGTAATTGTACCTGGAGCTATTGCAGCATCAGACAAAATAGGAGCTGAATGGTTTGCACCAGCAGGTTTAAACAGAGGAGTACTTGGAAATGTATTAGAAGCTAAAATAAGATTAAACCAAGGTGAAAGAGATAGATTATACAATGCTAAAATCAACCCAATTGCAACATTCCCACAAACAGGAGTTTGTATTTGGGGTCAAAAAACACTACAAGAAAGATCAACAGCTCTTGATAGAATTAACGTTAGAAGATTATTAATTGCAGTTAAGAAATACATCGCAAGTTCTTCAAGATACCTAGTATTCGAACAAAACACGGCAGCAACAAGAAATAGATTCTTAAACATTGTTAACCCATACTTAGAATCAGTACAACAAAGACAAGGTTTATACGCCTTTAGAGTACAAATGGATGAAGGCAACAATACTCCAGATGTAATTGATAGAAACCAACTAGTAGGTGCAATTTTCCTCCAACCAACTAAGACAGCTGAGTTTATTGTTCTTGATTTTAACGTATTACCAACTGGAGCAACGTTTGACGGAGGAGGATATTAAAAAAAATAATACTCTTATATTTATAATAGAATAACAAGAAAAATACCAATAAAAAGATGGCAATATTAAACACAAACGAAATGATGTTTACAGCATTCGAACCTAAGTTGCAAAACAGGTTTGTAATGTATATCGACGGGATTCCGGCTTACTTAATTAAAAAAGTAGGTAGACCAAATGTTACATTTGGCGATGTAACACTCGATCACATCAACGTGAAAAGAAAACTTAAAGGAAAAGCCGATTGGCAAGACATCACAGCTGAGCTTTATGACCCTGTAACACCTTCAGGTGCACAAGCAGTA